TTCATCACGCATTTACCTGTATTACCGCAAGCCCATTAAACATAGGAAGTCGATCCATGTCTCCTTAAGCCATTCTTTAACATTCATAACTAAGAACTTTAAAACATTCATCCAAAAAAAAATAGACGTTACTAAGCTAGCAGTTTGCTTAACTTCTCACGCTTACTTTCGTAGTCATCATACAAAGCATCCCATTCACTTTGACCCTTGTTCTTCACTCCACCGTTAGTCATCTTTGACATTACTGCTGGCAACATCATCTCGATGTTCCCTCCCAGTGAACTTCGGATCCACATTCGTTCAATACTTGGACTGTACCACAGAGACCAACTCTCGTATCCATATCCTGCAAAGCGGATACCAGACTTGCGTTGCTCTTCAGGCGTAGGCTTATAATTGACGCAAGGAAACATATCATCCTTTAAGTCGTCATCTGTCATTCCTACTGGCCATGTTGTTATTAACGTACTGATGCCAAGATGATAATTCTTGCCATTGTACTTCATGGTACCGAAGTCGATCAAGTATCTGTTCTGAACGTTTGCTTCGTTTAGGTCGTACATTAAGTCAATGTTAGAACCTTCGCGTATTCGGAAGGTACTGCCATGCTTAGTTACGAACCTGATGTCTACTCGTCCGTTCTGATTGAAGTCTTGCTGACGTTGCAATTCTTCGTCCTTACTCTTCATTAATATATATATCTTTTACAGGTAGTTAAATATTATGTCAGACAGAATCATACACGTTAGGAAATACTACAATAACTAATTTTGCGCAGTATGTATATCTATATGTATGTCTCCACATGAGCGAGAATTAAGGCTTGCCTTCGGAGTATGAAATGTGTTCTATATAATTGTGTAAATAAAAGAGGGATGGGAGTAGGAGTGTTGGTTGAGTAGGTAAGGTAGAAGGTTCGACGTTCAGTTTTGGGGAAAACTAGAACCTACTCAACCTGTGTTGACAGTTCTACTGTTTCTTGAATACTATTCGTCCAAACTTGCCTTCACCACGTTTTTCCTTAATGACTGTACCTGATAGCAGAGCCTTTGTTCTTGGCGCTGTTAATAAAGGTACGTCTGTCCTTTGCTTCTCTGGCAATTCTATACCTTGTTGTACTAAGAATTCGCAGAGTTGCGTTGTAGTGACTATGTCACCTGACTTCATTGCATCAAAGAACGCATCTAAGTGTCCAATGACCTCACTGTTGTCTTTCGTAGTTCCGACTTTGTTGACGTACTGACTAATGTCCATCTATTCACCTCCTTTCATAATATATAATTCATTACCAGGATAATAAATATTTTGTCAAACACGATCGTTCACGAAACTACACTCCTATACACTAAGCTGTTCGACTTATTAATAACCCTGGGTAGGGAAGTTAGAATCACACTCCTGGCGTGGGTATGTTAATGTTAGTTAGAATGTTATTAAGTTATGTTAGTAACTAAGTTTCACTTGTACATAAAGAGTATATATGATAACGTGGAGAGTTGTTAACAAACCCTGACCCACAGGCAAAAAAATCACCCTCCTGCGTATCGCTGTTCCAGAACGCTATTATCGCGTTACATAGTTCTATCCTGTTTCGATATTCGTCTTAGTTAGTTAGTTACTATCATGTGTATCTAAATAGATATATAAGATCTATGCTGATGGCAAGAGTTCGGCCGTATTAGTTCTTAACTAACTAACATACGCTACTACCTCTTTAGGGTAATAATGCTCTAACGAAAAAATGCCCATTAACGCACGTGACCATCAACGGTATACTGCTACTAGTGTAACCTCCTGTTTACCAATGCCCCTTCGTGAACCCGGAGCGCTATAATCGCGCGAGGGACATGTGTTGTCACGAAATACGCTCTATAACGCTTAGCACCTTCTCGCTCTAGCGTCGAACAACGGGATAATCGCGCTACAGTCGTCGAAAAAAAAATAGTGTTGCCGTGCGTCGACGGCTTGTGTGGTATCTACGTTTTTATTGTTTCTCGTAGATCCAGCGTGACATTTTGTTGGCAGTGTTGACTTTGCGTCTTTCGATTGACTTGTCACTGAATGCGTTCGTCTTCGGAACTGCATACAATGGAACGTCTGTTTTGATGCTGTTGTTGATAGCGATGCCTTGGTCTTCAAGGAATGCTACCAGCGCTGCGTTGTCTACGACTTCACCTGCGTGCATCTGCTGGAAGAAGTTATCGAGTGCATCGATGACTTCCTTGCTGACGCTGCCTCCGGTGCCTGAACCGAATGTCTTCGCAGTGTACTTCGTGATGTCTACTGGTTTCTTGAACGTCGTTGTTTCTTTCGTGTCTTTTTCTGCCTTCGTTTTCTCGTCTTTCATTATAATATATTTACTTCGGCAGGTATATAGTTCTTTTGTCACGTTATAGCTTCGATTAATAATACACGTGCACTATATAGATGCAGGCCAGATCTATATAGATCTATATAGACCACTTCGGATCTATATAGACACCGGTGCCCAAGTGTGTCACGGAAATACACTTCTAAACACTTAGCCGCCATCACAGGCGCGGTAGGCAAAACACCGGGACAAACGATTCCCCATCCCAAATTTTGCGCAAGGGGGGTTATCAACACCATACTCGCGATTATCGCGCGAAAGGGGATGCTATACCCGAAGACGGTCAATCGCATCAGGTAAAAAAAAAGACTAGATTTCCACTCTAGTCTTCCCTGGCGTATACTTGCTTACATATTCTCTCACATGTGCGCATGCCAGCTTTCTTCCCTCTTCAGATAGACTATTCCACCAATCGAAGAATTCATCATAGTCACCTGAGTCATTCCCATTCAGGACGTCGTCAACATAGTCTGGGCTAATCCATCTTACCCATATCCTAGTTAACTCCTTCTCTTCTTTCATCATATTATATATTATATCGACCTCTATATTAATATTCAACCACCACTAAAAACTTTAAAAAAAAAGAGAGCGCCTACTCGGCAAACTCTCCTAGCTTATAGAGCGACCTGGTATACTCACTCCATCCCTCCTTTCCATTTATATCAGTTCTGCATTCGCACTTGCAACATCGTACCAGACATTCGCTGCAATTGCCATCTATAAATGGCCTTCCACAATAGCACTCAATGGGTTCACTGTCTACACATTCGCAGACAAACTCTCCACCATCATAATGCCTTGGTTCCACGCTTTTCTTTTTTTCCATACTACAATTTATTTGGACACGAATATATATTTTTACCCACCTCTGGGTAGCTGATTAAGTGACGAAATATTTAATATCGTGCTAAAGAATATATATTATGGGAAGAAGTTTTCAGGAGGTGAAGTGAACTGGATAGAGTAAGTATAAGTCGTAGTATCTTTGGTGGCAATGAAATGGATGGAACTTGTTGGAGAATAAGTTTGAAGGGTCCATATGCTATTGAGATAGACGGAGAGCATGCTGATACACATACTGAGAGTGAAGTAGAGTTAATCATAACCGAGGAGGATATGAAGTTACTACTTGTTAAGATGTGCATTGAGGCAAACTATGGCGATAAGGGTATGCCCTGATCAACTCGGGACAAATGAAACCCACAACCCTATTTTGCGCGGTCGGGAATGTTATAACCATAAGACACGACGTTCTGGAGGGGGTTATATAGTATATAACCTGGAACAGAAGGTCGTTCGGTGGTAGATGGGTAGCACAGTCATAAGGCAGGACGTTCGGAGGAGTGTTAAATACTATATAACAAGACACAGAAGGACGTGCTGTTTGTCAAGTCGGAAAGCGCGATAGTCGCGCGTAAGAACAGGGTGACGTGAACTAGATCACGAGAACGTCCCTATATAGCGTTAGCCCTGTCGCATGATTCACCACAACATTTATATTACCCTCGATATATATATAAGTATGGAGGTGAAAATATGAAGAAGGTTGAAGGTTCGAAGCCTGCGGACATTAGTAAGTTCGTCAGGCAGTCGATCGGGGATCAATCGGTCAGTGCTACGGTAGTGGCAGCGGTCGATAGATTCTTCCGAGCGATGACTCCTGGGGAGGTAACCACCAACGCACTCTTGGTCCAGTGGCTAGAGGGCGAAGGGATTGCCATCACCAACTCGATCAAGACTGACGTGGCCATGGCCGCAGTTGTCCGAAGTGACGGCTACGCGAAGGGCCAGGGAAGCATTGAGCGAGTCAAGGTGAACCCAGGAAACAAGTGGAGCCAGTGGGTCTATCGGAAACGGTAGGCTCAGGGTCCACCGCCCTCAGAGTCCTCTCGGTTGCAGACGAGGGTGGGCACAAAGATTTTTTTTTTGTTCGACCATAACCCCTGGACGGTCTCAGCAGTGGAGGATAGGACAATGCAACACCCGGACACTGAAGGCTGGAGGGATGGGAACAGGGGTGGACCAGTGGACAGGGGGACTATGGGAATAGGGTGGGAACGGCTCGAGAGGTGCGTGATTGATGTGATTATCGTGATTTCATTAATAAAAAAAATAAAAAAAAAGATTTAGGATTTTCGTTTTTCGGATTTGGTTTATCCTTTTACGTATATCCATTTGGCCCATTTGTTATCGGGATTTGCTTTTTCCCTTTTAACGTTTTGGGTTTTCGATATTTTCTTAACGATTTCCAAAACTATATCGGTTTTGATTTCTGCCGATATTTTCAACCCTTTTTCGTTTTCCAAAAATTCTACTATTTTTTGGTTTGACGTTTTTTGGCCTTTTTCCATTTCCTGAAAAAATATTTCTATTTCTTTTTGGATTTGAAAGTTTTGGTTTTGGTTTTCGTTTTCCAAATATTTCTTTTTCATTCTTAATTATATATTCATTCTTGCGTGTTATAAATGTATGTATTCTATATAGATTCCGAAATCTATATAGTTACTGTTGCTATCTATATAGATGCGTATGCACTACTCAGTATATAACATAGGGTGAGTATATATAGTATATATAGTGTCCCCAGGTTAAATACGGGCATCGGGTAATGGTGGAATCCGATTTCCCTGTGCGCAAACACAGAACGTCGTTCGATGGCGATATAGCTAAGCCGGTTGGGAATCATTCAAAAAAAAAAGACTATTCTGGATAGCCGTAGTTAGTTCTACGTTTGTGGAGTTGTTGGATCCTTTCTCTCAACTGTTCCATAACTTCCTCACTTGAACTTCTCAGAAGTCTATTCCTCTGATTCTCAATGTAAGGTCTAGTCAGGTTACTTGAGTATGGTACTCCTGCTATTCTCAGAAGCCTTCTTAAGAACTTCTCCTCTGAACTTATCTCTTCATTCATATTCTCTATTAGTGCGTGCGTACTATATATGTATGTATTGTGCGAGCTAAACCAGGGTGTCCGAACGTCGTGATACTTTTAAGTGCTATAACGGCAGACGGTCCATCATAGGACAAGGGGACGAGTGTCTTACCCTCTGCTAAAAACTTTAAAAAAAAAGAAAGTTATTGCATTGCTTCTTTTCTGATAATGGCTACTATTTTCACTTGCCATTCCATTAACAGGTTTTGCAATCTGAAACTGTCTAACATTGCAATGCTATAAAAGTCCATGTAACTTTCGTCGTCATATTCTTCCGGTGTTAGCATTGCCTGTGCCATCAGGTCAGCCCTTCGTCGGAAGCTGCATTGGTTGTTAAAGAATTCCACTTCCCAAGTGTTTTCTATTTCTTCAGTGTTGTGATTCATTCTTACTATATCTATATAGGTCCCATAATATAAATGTACTTGGAGTATATAAACACGCGTATAGAAACAGTACATTTATAACACCCGAACAATATATATAATTAGAGAAGGAAGAAGTGAGGATGGTCCTGCTTTCGAAAAACCGGTCGAAGAAGTCGGACGTCCAGAAAATGACCTGATGAATCCTTCTACCGAAATCTAGTACCTATACCCTTGGCGGGTTGGTAGGAACCTGGTACCTATGCTAAATACAAACATTTATAACTGCCTTGTACTATATATATAGTATGAAGAAGTGGGAAGTAGGTACCTGCAAATATTGCAGTTGTACCTTCGATAAGAAGACATGGTGTGAATCGTATGATACTGCTGAAATGCACTATCATGGCTTTTGGAGACGATGTTCACATGCTGCATACTGTCTAAAGCATCGCGAAAGAAAATTCGTGAACTTGGTACAACAGCGAATAAGAAAAGCAATGCCACATGAAGCAGAAGTGGAAGTAGTACCAGATGTAGCAAGACCAATAATGACGTGGGAAGAAATCATGGCAAGTCCACTGTTTAAGAAAGTGGGTTTCTTTACAAGACCACGTTAGTTTTTTTTTTTCGATGATCGAATACAATAACTGTTTAATGGCTATATACCGACCGACGATTCTACAAGGTACCTTGATGGTACGATGGTCCTATGCTACCATAGCATCCTATGGTCTGCATTTACCACATGTCACTATCAATTTGTCACCGTTTGGGACAAACAAGGTATCCAAGTCAATTGGACCTTTGCAGATAGAACATGTTAGTTCCTCTTCCATATCTTCACCTCCATGTATTATATATCTTTAACTATGTTATAAATGTTCTGATCCCTCCAAAGTTGTTAAAGGAAAGGAGAAAGGGCGACATAGAGTGGTTTGAAGGGGAAGAAGACTCCACACATGAAAATGAATGAAGAAGGTCCTCCACAGTTCGCGGGAATGAATAAGCGCACCTAAGTTCGCTTTACGGGCTGTTGAGGATCCACTCTAAAACCAGATCTTTCTCACCTTGTGAGAGTCTGGAAAAGAGCTGTCTCTCCCTTTCTTTCCTTTCCATATTTTATTATATCTAATCGGTAATATAAATTTACTTTTTTATTAAAGTTTTTAGCAAGTATATAACTCAGTGGTTAGTTAGTTAATAACCCTCGAGCACACTATCTGCACAGATTCTCACCTATAACCCTCGACGAGAACGGTATTTAGTGCTTTAGGTATGGTTATATAGGACTTATCTGGGAAGCACGTACAGTTCGCACTCGGAATAGGCTGGAGTCCTGGGAAATGACCGGCATTTGACTGGGTACCCTCCAAACTAACCCGGAATCCTGGTCGGAAAGTGGGAATTGCCTGGTCTTTTGCTGGGTAGAAGGGTGGATCCCAGTGCTTTTCCCTCCTAAAACGGTATAAAACCCTTTATAAAGCGTTATATACGGTTCATTCGGGAGACCTGGAACTAACCTGGAAAGTGGTAGGAAGGAGGATGGATCCGACCAGTTTAACCCGGACTAGACCGACTATTCCCTCGAAATAGGGTATATAAGCCTTCATAAAGCACTATATACTCCTCGATAGATATATATAGTATGAGGAGAAACAGAAACATAACATGTGAGAGATGTGGAGAAGGGAATCTCAGTTGGGATCAGACTCACCACGCTCGAACTGGTGTATGGAGATTGGTCTTGCACAAGGGATGTACGAGCCACAGATGAGTATCACAACATTTATAACCTGGATATGATATATATAGAACATGGAGAAGAAGAGAAGACTCACAAGGTGTTGCAAACGACATGGAAGCACATTGCCACAGTTTGAGGAAGTCTCAACAGACGAGTGCATGTTCTGTCGAGCAGAACAAATGTTCTAACCACATTGGGTGAACTCGCACAGATGAGCACGAACTTGTGAACCAAAACAAAAGACACTGTTCAGAACACGAGCTGGGGTGAGAACCATACCTGGTAAGAAGAAAGCACGTGGTATTTCCAACACGCGCTGTGTTAAAAGAAAAGACCACAGCCTGGGTATGAGTCTGGTCAGAAAAGCTCACCTGAAAACAAAGACCCGGGTCAAAGTGTTAAAGACTCACACCTGGTGTGAAGTGGTAAGTGGTATTAACAAGACACAGACCTGGTAAGTTTGAGACCGGGGTAAGACAAAGACAAAGACACAGTATGGCAGAGGCAATAGTCTTTAGTGTAATATATTTGATTATATAGATGCGCCAGGCATCTTTCTCCAAATCACACTTTTTCGATTTATAAACTATATCACACCCCTGCAAACCAAATCACGATTTTGTTAACTGTTATCCAATATGCTTATATACTACCCTATCACAATATATATTAGAAATGATCAGGTCAGAAGACTTTGACGAAGATAGTGATGATCCTAGAGAGATAATAGATCCGTCAATGGTAGTTAAAAACTTTAATAAATTAACAAAGAGTTCTTGTAGAGTTTGTGCTCATAATAATAGGTTTGAATGGGAAGACAAGATTATTAATCATAAAGCAACTCGTAAAGATGCCGCAAAGGATATGGACGTTAGTGAACAAATGATGTCTGAGCATATGAGATTTCATTTTGGTAGTCAAGTAATGACTGAAATTAAAGAATCACCAGTAGCTCAAAAGGCTGCAATAAATCTTAAATCTGCTATAAGTATGCTGAATACTTATCTATCTCAACTTACCCAACGTCAAGATGCAATCTTTATGATGCCAATTGATGCTAAAAGTGAGTTTGCTATTAAAGCTCATCTTTCAGAAGTAAGAGAGACTTTAAAGATGCTTCTAGAAGTACAGGGTAATCTCTCCCAAGCGCCAAGCGTTAAGGTACACGAAATGAACATTCAGTACAACAATCTTAAAGAAACTGTTGTAAGTGATTTGTGTCCTATGTGTAAAGCGAAAATTATCAAAAAACTAGAAGTTGGTAAATGATGGGAAAATCATGGAATACACTTAGTAGGGATGACCAAGTTAGATTGGAACTTAAAGCATCAGTTGATCCGATATTCTTCTGTGAGAATGAATACTTCCTGGGTGAGAAATTATATCGAACTCCTAAAGGTACTTCTCAATACGACATTATTAAAGAATTTTTTAAGAAGACACCCAAAGGTGAATCAGTTTATAACGAACTTGTTTTATCTGTTGGAATGCGAGCATCTAAAACTTATCTTTCATCTCTTATTACTACGTACGAATTATTTCAATTATTATTATTTGAGGACCCAGCAGCTCATTTTGGCCTTTCTAGGGGATCAGAAATTTTTCTAATTAATGCCGCAACTAACGACGATCAAGCTAAAGATACTATATTTGCTCAAACTAAAGCTAAGATAGATAACTCTCCATGGTTTCAAGCACAATCTTATAAAGAGCGTACTAACGAGTTTAAATTTGATAATAAAAGTGTTGTTGTAAGATCTGGTGGTAGTAACTCTGATGCGTTAATTGGTAAAACTGCTAAATTAGTATTATTCGATGAGTTAGATAGCTTTCTTAGTACACAGGGTAAACGTTCTGGTCAAATGGTATACTCTAGACTAGGAAAGTCAGTTAGATCCTTTGGTCACGAAGGTAAGAAAGTTTCTCTTTCATCTCCACTTACTAGTGATGGAGTTATCATGTCATTAGCAAAGATGTATTCTGGTGCTAGAATTTCAAAGGACTTTGAATATGGTATTTACACTAAGCAACAAAAAATGGTAGTTTATCTTCCAACATGGAAAATGAATCCTACACTTACTTATGAAGTTCTTTGGAATGAGGATGGACAGTTTGATCCAGGTACATTTTGGAGAGACTTTGGAGCGAAACCAACATATGGTACAGATCTATTCTACAAGGATCCAACTGCAATTAAATTTTCAGACAAGCCAAATCTAGCAGTTCATTTTTGTGATTTTCCTGATAATGCTAAAGTGTTTAATTGGGATTGGAAACCAGATGAAGCTCACGATTATAAGATCGCTGGAGACCCTGCTCAAAAAGAGGATGCATTTGCATTTGCAATTGGACACGTAGAAGATGAGAAACCTATAGTTGATGCTTTATTTAGACTTGTACCTGAGAATAAGATAGAACTAAAACCTTCTGAAGTAAAAGCTGTTGTAGTGGGGTTACATGAAATATTTGGATTCAATGAAATGGTTATAGATCAGAATAGATATCCAGAGATTACAGAAGAGATGGAACAGGTTGGAGTAGATGTAATACTTCATCAAGCAGATTATACTACATATCGATTTATGAAATCTAGATTGCTAGGAGGCATTTTACAGATTCCTCATGATGACGTTTTGTTAAAAGAATTAACACAATTAAAAGATATTAAAGGTACACGTGTAGACCATCCTGATGTAAAAGGAGGTTCTAAAGATATGGCAGATGCAGTTGCAAACTTAAGCTGGCTATTAATCGATTCTAAGAACTTAAAGAAAAATGAAAATCGTAAATCACAAATGCAATTTATTACAGGAGTATCACCATGGAAATAACTAGACAACTTGTAAATAATTTAATACCGAAACTACGAGAATACTTTGATACTCCAGACAGTTATATCTTTGTAGAAATTGAAAAGGTATGTGAATCACCTGAAGGATTAAGACAGTATGGAATTAGAAAATACACTGATACTAATATTACCATATCTATAGATATCCCTATACAGACAGAGAACCCCAAGGTTAGAGAAAAAGTTAAAGATATATTTACCTGGAATCAGAAGAAATACTTAGAAAGAGATGAATGCACATGACAAATAAAGGTTGGGATGATCCAAACGTTAAAGGAAAGACTGAAGGTACTACAACAAATCTTAACAACGCTTATAATGTTCAGAATGCTACTAGAGGTGCATTTGGTAGAGATGATATTGTAACCCTACCATCAATTCAACCTATGGAACCTCATTTGGATGAATTCTATAAACAAGGTGTTACAAACAAGTATGATATCTATCGTGAAATGAGAACGATTGATCCAGAACTTAATGGTGCAATTAAAACAATTGCAATGATGGTTAGTGGGATGTATGATAAGGTATGGATAGAACCAGAACCTGGTAGAGAATTTACTGATGAAGAAAAGATGATACTTAAAGAAGGTCAAGAATTTGCTAGTTTAGGACAAATGGACTTTCAAGGATTGTTTGCTAGCATTTCAGATAAACTAATTCAGAATGGTGACTTTGTAGCAATTAAACGTTATCACTTCGGTGACAAGCGTTTACCAATTTCTGCAAGATACTGGAAACCACTTCCAATGGCTGCTGTAACTGCAGTTAAAGAACCAACAGATCTTAAAAACTGGGAAGCACAAATTTGGGATGTTGACTGGTATGTTTTAAATGAAGGTACAGGAGAGAATTTGCAGACATGGCACAGAGATGAAGTTGTTCATATTACACTTAATAATTATGCTAATGAAGTTTATGATAATGTTAACAGATACACATTTGGAATATGGAGTAAAAGTTTATTAGAACCATTACAAACTTCTATAAAGTGGAAGTGGAATGCAATTCAAAATGATATTAAATGGAGACATGCTTCAGTTCCACGAATGCATGTTAAAGTAGACACATCAGCATTTACACCTGAAAAGTATGAAGGTTCGACTCAATTAGAAAGAGTCCAATCTGCAAGAACAGCAATGGAATCTTATATGAAAGACATTCGAGCTTCAATAGAAGATCCAGCAGCAGAACAGGGATTGATTACTGATAAGGAAACTGAGATTGACTATGTAGAACCTAAGACAACTACATATGCTAGTCCTAACTTTGCAGTAGATCAACAGAATAAAGATATTTCTGCAGCAACTGGAGTACCACAAAGTCTTATTGGTGGTAAGGAAGAAAGCTTCAGTAGTATGTTTATATCTTCATCATTTGCAACTATGCAAGCTGAAATAATTTTCGGAAAAATAGCAGAACAGATAACAGAGTTAACTCGTGATCATTTGACACGAAGATTCATGTTTGTTATTCGTTCAGAAGACTTACTTGAGAATATAGTAAGTAGAATACACATCAAACGTAAAGAAATCTTTCTACGAGATAGAATGGAACAAGCTAGAATCGCAAGTACACTAGCTGGAACAGGAGCATTTACTCCTAATGAAATTCGAGAGATATTTGGTAAGGATCCCTTATCAGAAGATGAATTAACATCAGTCTCTCAACAATGGGGAAATCTAACTAAAGGTAATAGATTAACACATTCACCAAATCAAACATCAGAAGATGTTAGTCGTAGAACAGCACCTAGTCCTAACGCAAGTCCCAGTGAGAATGATAATTCGGACTATACAAAGGGTACGTTTGAGAGGTATAGTAGAAGAGAATGAAGAGAACGTTTCCATTTATTCTAAACACTAAAACTTTAAATAAATTCGAAAGAAGGTATGCTCAATTCTTTCCAGTTACTCCTGAGATAGATCAACAGTGTAAAAATTGTATGCATTTTCTAATAGATAAAGATAATACTGGAAGTTGTCAGGTAGTAGAAGGAGGTGTAAATGTAGATAGTTGGTGTAGATTTTGGAGAACAGTAGAAGACTTAGTAGTATTTAATCATCAATACACTATTCATCCAGGGATAGGAGAAGCTCTAGAAACAGAAGATAAAGTGGATATTAAAGTAATTCCCAATAAGAAAGCTTAGTAGACATACACTTTAATGTTTATATACTGGCACATTATAGTTAAGTATATGGGCACTAATATCTCATTGACGACTTTATATACTCAGAACAAACTAGAGTGGGTTGATCTTGAAGATGGTCTCGAATTCGAGATGCGTCTTATTAGACCTGGTGTATTTACTGGTATTGATGGTCACACACTGAGATGGATGCCTGAAGCAATTGACAGGGATATGCACAAAATAAGAGGTGCACAAGTCAAGTGGTCTCATTCAGAGAATCCAAACAACGTTGTAGGCTTTATTAGAAGTGTAGCCATTCGTAATGGTGAAGCGTTCGGTAAGATCAAAGTATTCAATCCACAAGCAGTTGAAGAATTAAAACAACGCTTAACTGATGGCGAAGTGATTGCAACTTCAATAGAAGCGATGGTCGAAGCAGACAAGAATGAAAAAACTGGCGAGTTAGAAGTAACCTCAATTGAACCAACAGGTACTGCATTAATTGTAGAACCAGAAGAACCAGCATGTCCAAACTGTTCTATGATAAACGTTCAAGAAGTAAAACTAGAAAAGCAATGTGCTGTCTCTAAGACAGCCTCATGGAATGATATAACTTCAATTGCTAAAGAAACAACACAACAACCTATACCAGATAAAGAGGTTTCAGGTAATACTGAACCTCGTCTAGGCAACATAGATAATTGTTGTAAAGTTCAAGAGAAAGAACAAAAAATGACAGACAAAGAAGAAATTCTGAAATCAGTAATCTCTGAAGAGGTTACTAAGCAACTGGAAGAGAAAAAAGAAGATCCTCTGACTGAAAAGAAAGAGGAAGACGACGAAGAACTTCCAGTCAAGAAACAAGAAGAGAAAGAAATTCCAAAAGAAATTCAGAAATGTGTTGACATGGGTGTTGACGAAGAAAAATGTTGGAACATTGCTGGTATATTCGGCTATCCAAGAGAAGGCGAAGTACAAGAAAAAATGTCCGACAATACTTACAGCCCAGCTACACAAGAAGACGCAGTTGAGATGATTGAGACTAGAAATCAAGAGATATCTAGTTTAAAGAAAACTCAAACTGGCAACAAAGATCTTTCAAAAGAACTCGACAAGGTCAAAGCAGAGTTATGCGCAGCACAAGACGTTATTCAAGCTGTTCGCAAAGCTGAGCTTGAGAAATATTCTGACGCAATTAAAAAAGTCGATCCAGAAGGTAAATTCATGGAGCAGATCAAAGATCTACCACATGATACCAAGATCGGACTTTGCAAAACATTCATACAGAAATTCCAAGCTAGCCCAGAAGTGCAACTATCCAGAGAAGATGTCTCTACTAGTAGTACTCGCGATCAAGCTGCAAAAGGATTGTTCGGCATGACAGAATCTGAGATCTTAGAATATTACACAGGAGTGAAACCATAATGGGTGCACGAGTAAGAGGCGTTAATGTCTATACTTACAAAACTTGTTCCACAGCTCTAGATGACTATGGCTATGTCTTACATTTGACAAAGGCAACAGACTTAGTTACGAAGACAGCTGCGAGCAATTTGAAAGTATTCGGCATCGCAAATCAAAACACAAAGGATCCATTAGACGGTGACGCAGGAACAGCAAAAACAAATGTATCAATTGCAATTGTTCAAGATGGTGAATGTCAGGTACAACTGAAGGCAGCCAACGCGGCAATAGTAGTTGGAGATTTGTTGATTGCACAAACTGATGGAACAGTTGATAAATATACACCAACTTCCTTATCTACAGTCAACGAAGCAAATGTTGAAGCAAGATTTAAGGAACTAGGCAGACTTGTAGGCACTGCTACAGAAGCAAAAGCCGCATCCGCTGGTGGTAAAATTATCGCTAGACTTCAGATACAAAGCACAGTGAGTGCTAACGATTAGGTGTAATGAAAATGGTCGAGAAAGAATTAAATGAGATTTTGTTGGCAACTGCAACAAGCGATATTTCCGTTCGTAAGGAACTCACAAAAGAAATACTTTATAAAATAAGTAATCTTTTGGCAACTGGTACAAAACTAATTCCTGTTAGGAATTATAATGTATTGGATATCAAGTTCACTTACCCAGACGAAGGTGTTGCTGCTGAATACCCAGTACCAGAAGGTGCAAACGCAGGAGAGACTGCCGTTGCATGGTCAAACTTTGGCATCACCTTAGAAAAGGCAGAAGCCAGATTTACTATCACAGATGAATCTGTTCTCAGAGGCATTGCCACTGAACAAAACAGACGTTCATTTATGAGAGCTGCAGAAAGTTTAGCAAAGAAGAAAGATGGCAACATCCTATCTAATTTGTATTCAGGTGCAGGCCAGTCACAGACAGTTAGTAACGCATGGGATACCAGTAGTGGTACTCCAGCAGACGATGTAGTTTCCGCATGGGGACTGTTACTTAAAAATAGTAACATTACTGATGCTGAGATGAAGAAGGTTTGGTTGGTTCTACCAGCTGAGGCATTCGCAATCGTTTCAAAGCTACAAGAAATCTCAAATATCAATCAAAGATTGAGAGATTGGCTTGAACAGAGCTTTGGTATTAGTCTCGTGGCCACAAGAAGTACTGAGTTGGGCGGTAATGCTATCATGGTTGTTAACAGTGAAGAAACTGCAACACACGGTATATTAGCTTCGAACAGTATTCCACTTTCTGAGGAAGAACGAATTCCAGGCGTTGGTGACAGGTTCACTATTAGGCAATACTTTAATACTAAAGTAGTTCCAGAGTCTAGCTCTGTAGCTACTACAAAGCGTATTGTCAAATTAGATACCGTAGTCACATAACCATAGAATGAGTTTTAACTCTTTTCCCCCTTTTATTTTTAAAGTTTTTAGATCATAGTTCCTCTAAGCTAAAGGTTTAAATTGTGGTAAATTGTTAGTATAACATGGTAGTTACAGTAGATCAAGTTCGTGATGTACTCAATAATATCGGGATGTCAATAGTCTCTGATACCACTATACAAACACAAATTGATACTTGTACCACTTATGTAGGTCAACGTAAGATTGACAATGCTACAGACGCACTTATTGATATCGCTGTAAAGTACTGGGCATCATATTTATCAACAGTTTCATATTCCACAACTATTAGTAGAGAATTGGGAAGAGTTCCAGTAGCAGTTCAAATTGCATTAGATGAATTACAGAGACTGGCTATGGGTTTCTTAAGATCAGTTCTAGCTGATGATGACGATATATTTGGAAAAGATGATTCGTCTGCAAAGGAACCAACCAAAATATCATGGGGAATCAAATCAAGATCATTTGATGTAATAGAGAGACATCCAAATTCACAAGTCGATAAGATATGATTGAACTTAAACCAAAACAGTTCGCTAAGCAGTGGTTAAATGAAGTTAATAGAAAAAAAAAGTATTGGGGTAAACAGAATATAGTATTAGTATTAAATACATTAGGAACAATAGGTGTGAAAGAATTAAAACGAGCAGCACCAGGACGAACTAACAAGTTAAAAAATTCATTTGGTTTTCATATTACACGAAAAGGAGTTCAACGTGGAACTGGAGTATTTACTAGTAGGGTAGAATATGCACAAATGGTACAAGATGGAACAGAACCATCTGTAGGTGGATATATTCCTGCTATTGAAAAAAGATTAACTAAACGATTCTTACAGGGAAAAGGAAAAAATATTAAATCAAACAAACTAAAAATACATCGTGGTAATAAACCAAATCCTTATCAAACTCGAGCATCTAATCAATTACAGAGAAAGGCATTACCAGCAATTTTGAAAGCACTTCGAGGACGAGGAGTACTTAGAGGAAATAAAGTGCAATGACTCTACAAACTAATGTCATAAATATAGAAACTAGATTGCTAGCTTTACTTAATAAACTTAAAACTGATGGAGATGTAGAAGTTATTAAAACCGGTACTAAAGGTGCTATTAACTCTCTCGTAGCTATGGCATTGGATTGGAGAGGATATACTGTAGTTGATGACTCACCAAGTGCAGAACAGTTTGAATTAGAATATACACTTACTACTATGGTTAGAGATTCTAATCCTGATGTTCAGCTAGATAAAATGTTAAGAATATTCTCTCAGGTTATTGATCAGATATATACCGATAGAACTCTAGGTGGAACTGTATATGATACTAAAGTAGATACAGGAGAAGTAGATGTAATTGGTGAGAAAGTACCAGACTCTGGTCAGGGATATGGTACTATGCTAGGTAGACAAGATATTACCGTTTTAGTTCAAATTCCTACAGCAACCTAACCTCAAGCTTTAAATAGTGGTACATATCATTATTAAGTATGACAAGATTTGCGCAATTCTTGAGGGAAAGTACATTCGGTAGTAAACCTAGTGGAGCACTACGAAAGTTTAACTTTTCGGCACATTCTATGAATCCAAATGCCAATATTATTATTGACGATGGAGCAGGAAGTCCCGATCCTCTTAATGCCCAACTTGGAGCTTTTAACATAACAGGATCAATCGATACTTGGTTGTATCCAAATGTAGTGTCAAGCCTGATTTGTTCAGGTATCAACCTAGCAACAACTTCTACAGACACTGGAAGTTCAACACCATACACACATGTAATGTCTCCTGGTACTAGTGTAGATTCATTCTATCTAGAATTAGGATATGATGCAGTTGGTACGAGAGCTATAGCAGGTTGTACAGTCAATGGTATCACAATCGATGGTGTCAAGAGAGAACGAACAGGTGTCTCACTAGATATTATTGGTGCCAAAGAACCAGAGACAGGTACTACATTAGCCGCAGCACAAACAGGAGTATTACCACCTCCAACACCTCCATTCGTATTTCAAGAAGGAGCTATCACATATGCAGGTTCAGCAAAGAATGATATAGAATCATTAAGTGTTAACATCAGCAATAACTTACCAGATGATAAGTTTAGAATAGGTGATAAATATATGGGAGACAATACAGATAATGTTGGCAAGAGAGAAATAACTATGACTGCTGATATTAGATTTGAAGCTGCAACTGATTACAATAAGTATATCGGTGGTACAAAGTTTGCTGTCGTAATGGACAACACTAGAGGTTCTGATTATGAGTTCAAGTTGGATATGCAAGAGTGTATCTATACAGGATTCCCAACAAATGTCTCAGGTCGAGATAGGTTCTTACCATCTGCAGAAATGAGAGCATTATATGATACTAGTGCAGCAAAGGCACTAACCATTACTGTAAAGAATGACGAAACAGAAGGAGTCTGGAGAAGTTAGAATGACTGACGAATATGTTACCCCAAGTGAGTACAGAAAAATATCACAAACTGAAACGACAACTCCAACTGGCCATAAATTTTTAATTCATGCACCAGATGTAACAGTCGTACTAAAGCATCTCGATACTTTAAAAGATTTGCAAGGTAAGACTACAGCAGAGTTAACAGGAGACCAAACACTTAGAATGACTAACTTTCTAAGAGAGTTATTACCATCTACTATAATACAACCAAAGGTTGCTGAAGAAGGTAGTGATACAGTTTTGGGAGTTAACGATCTAGTATTTGGTGATCAAATTCATCTCGCTATGGAAGGTATAAAGTTATCAGGTCTATCCGGAGACAATATTCCCAAGATACAGGATTTTCAAAAACCACAGGTGCCACAACCCTAGGGGTGTTATCAACGCAGGTTGGATTACTGCCGTCTGAGATTCTCATAAGATATGGAGATTCTTGGGTAGAAAGTATGCCATCTGCAGCCCGATTCTTTTTTGATGTATCTGTGGTGGGCAAAGGCATGCCAGTACAATCAGATCCACATTCAAAATCAGGTTCTCAATCAGGAGGTACCTTAGCTGATCGTATTCGTGCTAAGCATCGAAATTGGGGAGAGGATATGAGATGAAATGTAATATATGTAACAGTCTAAAAACTATAATAAAATTATCAGGTAAACATACTTTAATTTTTTGTAAGGAGTGTACTAGTAGTGTAGACATTTGTGAGAGGCATGATGATTAATGGCTAAGAAAGGAGCAATTAAACTTGATTTTATATTTAACGCTAAACAAAATGTAGCAAGTGCATTTAACCAAGTAGCAAAGAATTTCGAAGATATTAATAGAAAAGGAGACGAGATGAGGGAAGGGTTTGAAGACCTCAACACTCAAATGCAAAAACTTGCAACTGTAGGACAAAAAGGTTTCCAAATGATGACTCAGTTCCTTCAAGAGTCTATAGATAAGGGTGCACAATTTGACTTTATATTCGCTCAGATGAGAGGTACTATAAAAGGTCTTGGTCTTGCGACTGCAGATCTAGAAGGAGATTTAGATAGTCTTCGAAATAGAGTATTTGAATTGGCTGTAGAAGCAGGTGAGTCTTCTGAGAAGATTGCTAAGGCAGCATCTTTGATTACACAAACTGGTAAAACACTTGCACAGACAGAAGAATTATTAGGTCACTTTATTCACTTAGCAACTGTAGAAGGACAAGACTTTGAAAGGCTAGCAGGTATCTTAACAGATACAATGACTGCATTAAACATGGAAGTAAGTCAAGCTAGTGAATTAGTTGATACATTAGCTACAATATCTCTAGCAACTGGTATTCAGGAAATTGATACAGCAGCAAGAGCAATTGGTAAAGCTTCAGGTGCTATGAACCAATTCGGAGTCTCAGTTAAAGATGCAGGATCCACTCTTGGTTTACTATCTAAAGCATTTGTAATTTCAGCAGGTGGTATAGAGGCATTTACATTAGTAGGTAATGCTATGGTAGACATGGTAGATGGATTTGGTCGTGCAGGATTATTTACAGATACCGCTCTTGAACAAATGAGAAAGAAATTGAATCTTGTTCAAAAAGACGGAGACAAAATGGAAGTAGTATTCCGTATGATAAGAGCGACAATGGGAGATACTACTGACAAAGAAGCATTAATTGGTAGATTAGATAGTATGAGTAAAATGTTAGGACTTAATGAAGCTGGAATGGAAGGTTTGAGAAAGATTGCTCAGATGTCTAGTAAAGAGTTTGAACATATGTCTCATGTAATGAAACAAACACATGTGGCACAAACAAACTTTAATGAAATAGTTCAATCTGCACAACGTCGTATTGGTGCTTTGAACACAGTAGTTGAACAATTAAAAATTAACTTCTTCCTTGGTATGATTGAACCACTTAGAGAACCTCTGAAAGACTTCTTTGTGATAATTCAAGACAAGAAAACAAATGAGATGATTAAAGAGATAGGACATGGATTCGGATCAGTATTAGCACCATTGGCAAGAAGAGCTTTAGATGTATTAGAAGTATTGCTAACAGTACTTGAAAAATTCGGTCCAGAAGGTAGAGTATTCTTGGGAGCTATGATGGCAGCTGGTACAGGTATTCTCATTATGCTTGCTAATATAAGACTGATAGTTCCAGTAATGAAAATCTTACAAGGATTATTTGGTCAAGGATCACAGTCAGCATTACACTTAGGTAGAATGTTTGCCAACATAGGAAGAACTATAGGTATAGCTGGTTCATCCCTACGTCTATTTACTAGAGGTATGGGAATGTTAGCAAAAATATTCGCTCCACTTGCAGTTATAATTAGTTTGTTTGATATACTTGCTATATCAATGAAGGAAGGCTTTGGTTCTGCTAGTGATTGGTTAAAGATAGGTTTAGATATAGCAACCATATTCTTTACAATCGGAGCTATGATTCCAGGACCACATTCACCATTCTTTGCTATAATTGCACTTGTACTTGCATTAGTAAATGGATTCGATCTTTGGAAATTAGCAATAATAGGTGTTCACGATGCAATAGACTCTTTAGGATTAACTTGGTTGGCAAAGGGTTGGAGAGAAATGTTCCCTGAACAGTTCGGCGATCTAAAACCAACATATGAAGAATGGTCAGATCCCAATAGTGATTACAACAAACAAACAGGTAAGTTTACACCACAAACTATTAACGTACAGGTCAATCTCGATGTCACTAAGAATGACTCATTTGCAACGGAGGAATAGAAATGGCAGATATTAAGTTTGTTTATGATGTTTTGAGTGCTCATTCAGATTCAAACTATAGAAATAAAACTTTTCATACAAGCATTACAACAGATCGTCCAAGTATGGTAAAGCTTGCTTGTTCTGATGCTTCTCATCAATTTGATATAGTATTAGATGAGAAACTTCTATACGATGAACATAGTGGTGATATTAAAATGGAGAAACTACTTCCAAAATACAAGTGTGAGATTTATATGAAAGCTTCAGGTTCTGGAGTATGGTTAAAAATAATGACATGTCTTCTTATGAGAGTTCAGCGATTTACAACAGGTCAGAGAAGAAAGAAATTTATAAAACTATCAGGTACAGATTGGGCAACTGGTATTATGAAGAAAAGAGTAATGCGTAATCTTGCGTTTACTGGAGATCCATTTGGTTCAGAATCTGGTGTAGGTATACAATCAAATGCTAAAGTAGTAGGACAAGCTATTGTTGATAAAACTAATGCTATTGGATCTGCAGGAATAACATTTTCAGCAGGTACCTTACTTGATAGTCCCAACAATGTAGCATGGCCATCTATAGCTAGAGACTTCTCTAACAGAACTGCATTTGATTCTATGAGAGCATTAGCAAAAGAAATAGGTGCTGATTTTTGGTCAGATGAAAATGCTGAGATTACTCTCGCAGGATGGATGTCAATAGATTCAGGTAAAAATTATACAGATGATGATTTAGCTACTTTAGATTTTACAGAGTCGGCAGAAGTTCAATCAGATAACATTTACTCAGGACCAGGAACTATGAGAGTGTATCCCTTAGAAAGAATAGACAAGTGGATGAATACTGATCAGTGGAGACGTGTAGGTGTATTTAATGGATCAGGTAGTAATGGTGAGATAGTAGTTTCTGCTAATCAGCAAGGACCAGATGGTACAAGTGTTGTAAGAATGACAGCAACTAATGTTCCAGCACTAGGATTATCAAATGGTGTAGCTAAAATATTTCAAATGAGACCTAATGCTACAAGTGCTAATACTGGTACTTCAGGAGATGATCCTACTGATGAGACAGCTTTTGATTTACCAATCAACGCAGCTAATACTCTTAATCCAGATGGTCAGTCTGTTCTATCAGCTTTAAAAATGATACGATTCTATTGTCAAATTCAACAGACAGATGGCAATCCTCTTAACCATAATGATATCATAGGTAATGTTTTTAGGATACATTTAGTAGACTTCTCTACTGGCAGTTACAGATTTTTCGGATCACGTGACTTAGCATTTAGTCGAGACAACCCACCTTTAGTAAAATGGTATGATCTTAGTTTAGAAGGAGCTGGTACTGGTTCAGGTGACTTTCCAACTAAAAGTAGTACTGCACCAACAAAGATTCAAATGGTAGAATTCTATATTGGATCACAATATACAAGAAGTTGGCTTTGGGATATTGGTCAGTTTCATGCTGTCTATGAAGCAACTCAAAAAGATGAAGCTTCACCTGTATCAGGAACTCCACTCTTCGAAGGTATAAATTTAGATCCGTCAGGATTGGCTCCAACAGATTCATTAACAATGGCTGAACGTGCAGCTGTCATGACAAGAGCAAATGATTTATCTGGTAGAATGATCTTACTTAATGAAGATCTTGATTGGGGTACAACTAAGTTTCCAGGTATGACTTTAGACTTACAATCTGATTCATTAGAAGTACCAGACGAGAGTCCTAGTACACAAGAAAAGATGAGAGTTGAAGTAGTTGAACATCAATTTAAAGAACATACTATTACCACTACAATTCGCTGTGCAAAGGTACCAATGACTGGTAATGCAGCACAGGAATCAAAGGTAGTTAATATGCTTGATACGTTATTGGGTTATGATGAAACATCTACCTTTTCAACAAATGTACCGAATTGATACACAATGATAAGATGGAATAATAATAGAAAAAGAAAGAGAAGAATGCAGGAGATATTGAACACTCAAGCGCATTACAATCAAGTACGGTGGAATACTGGTGGTTTCCATATTCCAGCCTAATTAGGGTGTATACCCATTAATTGTTAAATACTGGAACATATTAGATTTAGTAATGGCAAGACACAATTCAGAACCAGAACATCTGAGAATTTATGTCAATATGACATGTCCCTTTTGTAATGAGCAAGCCGATGGCGTTGCTGAAGAAAAAGAGACATCTACAGGTGTTAAGTTCGTTGCGTTTAATTGCCCACATTGCGAAACAGCAATACCGGTGAAACATTAATGGACACGAAAGGATTAGCTAAATCAAAAGACAACGTTAGTACCGTTGCAACTAGGAACAATTCTATCGACGATAGCATCAAGGTAGGAAAGAACGTAGTTCAGTACGACGTTAGACGATGGACTCCAAAACAATGGATGACACCAATTCTTAACCGTTCAGAGTCACTCCCAAAAGTTATGAGAAGTTTAGTACATAGATCACTAAAACCATTTGGTAATTATACAGAATGGCAATTTCATGATAAGGTAAATAACTTACTAACTGACGCAGGAAGAGACTTAATGCATAATGCTACACTAAAGGCTACTGGCCAACCAGCTGGAGCTCAATGGATTGCACTTACTCAGAATACTGGAGCACCAGCAGATGGTGATACAGCATTGACGGGTGAGTTAACAGGTACCAATCTTGCAAGAGCATCATCTACATATACTCATGTTGCAGGAGAAGCTACTAGTACACTTGTACACACATTTACAAATAGTACAGGAAGTGCAGTAGCAGCTATTGTAAAATCAGGCACATTTAATGCAAGCTCAGGAGGTACATTACTCTTTGTAAATACCTTCACAACAGTAACATTACAAGCATTGGACCAGTTACAAGTCACGTGGACAATTACGATAAACGATTAGACAAATATATAACTGAGCAATCAGTTATTCCCCCATTCTTTATATACTAGTACAATTTACTTTATTTAGCTATCACAGAGCACATTTAGGCTTCATAGCGTGCCAGATAGAAGGGAACACAAAGTAGTAAGATGTTTACTAGATAAGCAAGCGGTTGGAAATCCGAAGGGTCAATCCCTAGAAATAAGCCCTAGAAAATCTCTTATTATTCCCGAATTTTATTAAAGTTCTTAGATTGTATAAATGGTATAAATATGGTACTACCTCAATATTGTTATATACCTGCATTAATTAGTTATAGTATCAAATGGCTAGAACTGGTTGGGGTAGACACGTTAAAGTAGTTGCAGTTGCAGATGATGGTTCATCTCCTGTAGGTTCAGATGAGTGGAATGCAGATTTAAGTCCAATAGGAATGTTAGGATTTACTAAGCAAGCAGGTACAATATCAGGTGCAGCGATTACACCAACAGGTAGTGTTATAGAAGTTCAAGCCGATGGAACATTAACAATATTAACAGTAAGTGCAGATATCAATGAATATGATGTAATTTATCTTATAGCAAAATCAACAGCGACAAGTGTAACATTAACAAATGGAACAGGAACTGCAGGCAATCTTAGATTACTAAGTGGAGGAAATGAAACATTAAGTACTACTACTCCAAAAATCTTTATATGTAGAACAATTGGTTCTAACAAAGAATGGCAAGAGTATGGTGGTAGTCCAGTAGCAAATAGTTCAATTACATTTGCAAAAATTCAAGACATAGCATCAATGAAAGTTGTTGGAAGGACAGCAGGAAGTTCAGGAGTAACTTCTGAGGTAGCACTTTTAGATGAAGATAATATGGCAACAGATAGTGCCACATCATTAGCAACACAGCAATCAATTAAAGCTTATGTGGATAGTCAATCACATTCAGTCACACCAACTTCTACTACTACATTTGAAAACAAAACAGTAGACTTGGGAGATAATACTTTAACAGGAACAGTTGCAGAATTTAACACTGCATTGCAGAGTGATTCATTTGCAACATTAGCTAACAAGATAAGTGACTTGGCAGCATCAACATCAGCAGAGTTAGCAGGAAAGATTTCAGATGAGACTGGAACAGGTACTTTAGTATTTGCAACAAGTCCAACTTTAGTCACCCCTGTATTAGGAACACCAGCAACAGGAAGTGTGTTAACTAATTGTACAGGATTACCTATTGCCACAGGATTAGCAGCAGGTTCATCTGCCAATTTGGCAAGTGTTATTAACGATGAGACAGGTACAGGTCTATTAGTTTTCTCAACAAGTCCAGCATTAACTACTCCAACAGCAACACAATTGAATATTTTGGCAGCAGGAGGATTAAGATTAAATGATTCTAACAATAGTAACTATTCAGGATTCAAATCTCCTGCAGATGTAACTACAAGTTATGAATTAATACTGCCTGCAACTTCTACTAGTACAGCAGGACAAGTATTAAAAATGTCTTCAACTACTAATACTTTAGAATGGGGTACAGCAGGAGGAGGAGCACATACAGAACAAGAATGGACAGTTTATACTAATCACACACCAACAGCAGCAGTGTCTGATACAAGTGCGTTTATGTTCACAAGAAAGATCGATACTAATAATGATGGATTATATATTCAGTTGTGGAAGAATGCTGCTAGTACAACAAT